GTTACGGCGTAATAACAGGGGGCGGAGAAAACGGAATAAAAATAAAAAAACATAACGGTTTTGTAGATATAGGGCTGGCTGCTTTTTTTCTCGACTATGAAATTGTAAATGCACCGTTTGAAACAGATCATATGAGGTATATTAAAGACCTTATAGAGGAAGGGATTGAAAATGACTGAAACAATATATAACAAAATAATAAAAGAAAAAAACGGGGATCTTACCATTGTTATTGATTTTTGTGGCGGAGAAAATCTATTAGAAATGATAGACACTCTATCAAATGCAAAAACACAAATGCAAAATGCAGGATGCCCGAGTGACGAACTTAGACTTGGTTACTATGATTATGATCAATGTGCACTGTGTGTAACGTGGTCAAAGAGTTATATCATAACAAAAGGCATTAAAAATGACTGAAAAAACGCACTACAGGAAAGCTTTCAACTCACCGTATCTGAGCAGTGCAGATATTGTCGGACCAACGGTTTTGACAGTATCACACGTAAAACTAGAAAATGACGCAACAAAAAAAACAAAGGACATGTTTAACACTGCTCATTTTGTCGAGAAGGAATTACGGAAAGGTGAGAAATTAAAACCTATGATCTTGAATGCTCACAATAGCAAAATAATGAAAGGGATATGCAAAAGTCATTTTATTGATGATTGGAATAATGTTAAAATCACCGTTTATGTCGACTCGAATGTCAGGTTTGGCAGGGACACTGTTGATGGTTTGAGAATTAGTCCAGAACAACCAGAGATAAAAAGAAAAAACCTAACTCCTGAGCATAAGCAAATGTGGGCCAATGCGATCGCTGCTGCTAAACGAGATGGAAATCTTGATTGTGTGCTTGAACATGTTGACATTAGTGATGAGTATCAAAAAGAAATAATGGAGCTAGCGTCCGTATGATTTATCATGATGTAGAACAGAATACTGATGAGTGGTTTGAGTTGAGAGCAGGGAAAAGAACATCCTCTAAAGTAGCTTGTATCATGGCCAATTACGGAAAAGCGTTTGGAGATCCTGCGAAAAAATACGCGGTACAAATAGCTATAGAGCAAATCACAGGCAATCCGATATCATCATCTTATACTAACGATCACATGACTAGAGGACATGGACAAGAGCCCATAGCAAGACATTTGTATGAACAACGTTTTTTTACTAAAGTAAAAAATGGTGGTTTTTTTGAAATGGGAAACCAGGGCACGTCCCCTGATGGATTAGTTTCTACAGAAGGTCAAATAGAGATTAAAAGCGTTATTGCCAGTACTCATTATGCAACGATTGTTAAACAGAGTTTTGATACGGCTTATAAATGGCAGATGATACATAGTATGAAAACGACAAGCAGAGAATGGATTGATTTTGTATCATATTGTTCAGATTTTCCAATGGAGAAAAACTTATATACTTTTAGAATTTATGCTGGTGAATGTGCGCCTGAATTTGAAATGATTGATGATAGAATGAGAGAGTTTGAAGTTTTAATCGAAAAGGCAAAACAAAATATTTTAAATTGTGAATACACAATATATTGAGGGTTAAATGAAAAAAATAGAACAACACCAAAAAATGTTTATACGCGCACTCAAGGAAATACATGGATTGGAAATAGATGAAGCGGTCGAAAAAACAATAGATGAGTATACTGAATTAATCATTGATATCAAAATGAATGCTATAGAATATATCGACAGGAAAATACTATGACAAACAAAAAAGGAACTCCAAGATTTAACACTAAAAAACCAAAGAAGAAATATTATCTAGTTATGCATCCTGAATACGGCACTATGATTGAGAATAACGGTTGGCTCAGTAAAATAGAGGGACAAATTGATTTTGAAAAAATAACAGAGTGCAAGGAATACAGAGAGGAGATGAGGATAAAAGGCGATCCTGGAAACGCCAGAAACGGCGCAGACAAAGATCGCGGTGAATGTAAACGTTGCGGTAAAAATAAATTACTGAGTATGTTTGTTGATGGACTTTGTGCTGTTTGCTACAGAGAGACAGAGAGTATTGAAACCGAAATTGCACAGATGTATAATAAATGGAAATGGGGCAGCGACTCACCTAACAATGTCGGCAATAATGGCGCTAACTGGGGCTAAGGAATAGGAGGTTGAAAATCTGTTATAATTATCCTCTATGGGAACCGAAATGCCATTTAAAAATCAATCTGCTCTAATATTTTTCCGAGATCACAACGCAACTGTTAATTTTAAAACAGGCTCAATGTCGATATCTAAAAATAAACAGCGTCGTTGGGATAGACCGGTATTGAACGAGAAGGCCAAATGTTATCAATTTAGCAAAGTATTGAGACAAAAAATATTTCAGTTGTGTATTGCACCTGATGAGGTTGAACGCCATCTTTTCGAGTGCATTGGATACATGCTGAACCCAAGCGAGATATTAAACTATTCAATTGTACTATATGGCAATCAAACTTCAGGTAAACACGAAATTCTCAAGATGATAAAAACAATTGTCCATAAAGACTTTCATCATATCGTAAAAACTGAAACAGCACCGAAACCAGGAATCCATACAGACAAACAAATTGAGTACACAACTGTAATACCGTTTTTTGGTGATTTCAGTATGCATAATTCCTACGGAATATATCACCTTGACAATCTACTATCACAGGAAATTGAAGGCATCACAGCATACGCCTTAAGCGCTTTACGCCGTTTAATTAAAAGAGGTTATTTTAAAATACCACCTGACTGTGATATAGCGTACAAGGATTATTTTCGAACAGTTGACCATCTCGGGCAATTTATAGAACAACAGTGCATAATAATTGATGACAAACGCATTTCAACAAAGTTAACTGACATTTGGGATGCATATTCCAGATGGTCTCTCAGAACACCAATTAAACTAACTCAGTATCAATTTATACAGGAAATGACCGCTCGTGGCTTCTTTTATACCAACACTAGATGTTTTGAAAAAATATCTCTTATAAAGTTAGTATCATAAATACAAAAAAAACCGAGTGAAAATTATATTCAGTGTGCTAAAGAATAGTGTCAATTAGTGAATGGTGTTATCCCCGTTACATCGTCTCTCTCAAGAAAACTCGCTTATGTTATCACAGATTTACATAAAAGTCAATGACAATCGTATTACGCTAATGATGTCATGATGTTGAATGACAAGTGTTAATGTTACAGATTATGTATTGTTGGTAACTGTGTAGATCTATTATTATATTCTTTGCATTCTTTCTTTGTTGAAATAATAGATTTAATGTGATACAGATAATATCACTTTCTCGTGATGCTTGTCATCGCACATTAAAGGTCATGATTGGCGTCATGGCCTTTTTTATTTTATTTAGATTTTGACCTTTTCGGCGTCTTCGGCAATTTGTAAATATGATTCAAAACATCAAGCACAATGTTGATATTGTGCTCCTGCTCTGGGGTGAATGTGTGGGGTTCTATCATGTCAGCCTCCTATGATCCTCTGACATCATTCTAAACGAAATTCTGAACGAATTTATAATATCTCCAACCATAGTATGTGGCGACATCCCCTTCGCGACACAAGTTTGTATTCCAATTGCAGAGACATAATGTTCAAATATCATACCATCACATATTGTCGTGAATTTCAAGGATGACTGGTCTTCTGCCGCAATCACAATGTTAGGCAGAGCAAAACATAGAATATCATCTATCTGCTCTATAAATCTCTTTTCGCTCGTAAATATGAACATTTGCAATACAGAGTTGTCTATCATACCAGCCTCCTGTGGTCCACATCCAGCACATACGCCGCGGCTTTAAGATACACAACCGGCCATCCTTCCCTATTAAATTTGTCATAACTGGACTGTGACAACGGCATGACTGCAATAAACGCCATGTGGTTCTCGAACCCGGCTGATTCAATTGCATTGTGCAGTTTGTTTTTGTCGATTTTAATTAGTTTACTCATATTGTTACTGCCTCGCTTTCGTTGTCACCACAATATGCAATATTTAACGCGTTGTCAATAAAATTGTTTGACACGTGGCGAGATAAAGTGTATTGTTTTGATTGTAACGATGAGAAAGGTATTTTATATGGGAAATGACAACGAACACAAATGGGAAGATGACACGATAAAATTAATCACATCATTAAAGTCACCCTCATACAGCATGCGCCATGCATTCTTGAGACAGGATACTATTACTCGCTATAGCATAAGATATAGAGAAGCTGTTAACAGGGCTGAATCACTGGGAATAGATATCGACGAACTGTTTGATCGTGCTACTCAGCGAGGAGGCAGAGATAATATTGATTTAATTGAAGAAGAGCTAGACAGTATCGAGAGCCTTCAGCAATTAGACTTATCAATGTCAGGTTCTATGCTGTCATGTTTTGGGAGAGAATTCGAAACACGAGACAGTATGTCTAGCAAGATAAAAATGGTCACAATAACTGAGATTATGGAATCAATGAGATACCAACAAAAAAAACGACCAACAATTGAGACGTGCTTATTAATCGCGTGTCATCAAATTAAAAGGAGCTTCAAATGATAATCAAAAAAAGTATCTATCCGAAAACAAAACGCTATGCATTAGACAGTACTGGTGTAACAATCACAGAAAAACTCGATGGATCAAGCGTTGCAATTTTTAAATTAAACGAATTGATACATGTTGCTCAACGAAATAACATAATGACCATTGATGAGGATGCAATCAAAAACTACAAGGGCATGTCTCAGTGGTTTGAAGACAATATTAGCATGATTGATTTGTGTGAGGGGTCATGCATCTGCGGTGAGTGGATGGGGATGGGACAGCTGAAATACCCATATCTCGACAAAAAAATCTACATGTTTGCAAAGGCAAATGTTGATCAAGATCTAGAATTGACCAACGTGATTTATAATCATGAGCATTTTATCTATCCGTTTGAGTCCGGTGTAATTCCAGACTGCATTGGGGTTGTGCCAGTGGTCTGCAAGATGGACCACTATCCTACCATAGAAAACCTTAACAATTTATACGCTGAGTATGCCAGTGCCATTGAGTGCAACGTAGAAGGTTTTGTTATTGAACAACAGAACTCTGTACGAAAATATCTCAGGATGAAAAATGGCAAACCTGAACAACATAGAGAACAAGTTGAGTTTAGAAACAGAAGGGTGAAAAAATGATTAAAGAAGAAATTATTGTTAAAACAAAAGAAGAGTTTTATGAAGTGATTTATAACTTAGATTTTTATTTTAAAACTACTGTCCGTGGTAAACTCGGTAGTGGAATTACAAGAAGGTCAAAGACATACAAAATCACTGACTATGCGGCACCAGTTGACACTCTAGTTGTTAACGCTTTTCCAAGGCACATGTATTACTCAACAGGCGAAGATAATTCTGCAGACAGAGAGCTGATCGTATTCCCCGACGGAAGAACGTCAAAAACAAACAGACACAATTGTCGCGATCGTCTGTCGAGCTGGAAATGGGACAATAGCAAAGATGCAATCAATTTCCTGAACAGTGAAATCATTGATGAACTTGGAAATGAATTTTCATCTGCGGCTTATCCCGGAAGCCAATCTATAAAAGTGTCATATGATGTTGAGGTAACAGTGAGGCTAGTCGAGGACCAACCAGAACCAACTTTTGAGGAAGATGAACTGGTACTTGTATGGGACAATGATAAAGATTACGCTAAATTGAGATATTTCAAAGAACACAACACGAGATTGGGTTGTTGTTTTGGATGTTGGGACGACGGACAAACGAGTATGACATCGGATGGCGAATACGAATACTGGAAAAACTGTGCAAAAGTTTGTCAAAAATGCGGCAAGGAAGAGTGTGAGTGTAAATGAAATGGATTAGCATAGGATGTTTACTGGCGAATGCGTCACTGATTGGCACTAACAGTGTGAATTCGTATCTATACAGTGCCTACGTAGACGACCTGTATAGGATAACTGACGAGCTCAATTCTGAGTTTCGGTCACTCGGACATGACGCGATAATAGAACCTGACCTGGAGTATGTGCTAGACAGGTATCCTGACCTGTTCTGGCACTACAGAGTGAGAGTATATACTCTCAAGATGTTATCCGAGGAGTACGTCAATATAGTCTTCAATCGCGGCCTAGATGCTCGAATTGTCGAACTGGTGAGATGCCAGCTAAAAATGAGTCTCAGATGATTGACAAGAAAACAAACATAGGTTGCGAACATTGTGAATATGCAGAATTAGATTTTTATTTCCTGCCATACTACTCACACCCTTTTCCCTTTTTAACAGGGCGGTGTCTCTATAACTGGGATATTGAGATGTGTAATAACGGTGATGTCAAAATGATACATGGTTCGTGTAAGGAATTCAATAAAAACTTCACGTGCCCAAATTTTAAACAACGTCAACCATAAAACAGCAAATTGTTTTTTTATTGCCACAAACTGAAAATAATGTTAAGTTTTTGGAATGGTTACCTCAGAAGAACTGCGAAAAACCCTAACTCACCAACAATTAAATTTTGTAAATCTGTTTTTATCTGGCATTGATTCAGGCGTTGCATACCGTGACGCCGGTCTAAATGACACTGGTGAGCCAGATAAGCGCAAGGCCGAGGCATTGCTCAGAGCTCCAAGAGTAGCGGCCTATATCGACTCTCTGCACCGTGAGGTTGCACAGCGTTCCGTCGTGTCAATAGAGGTTATGGAGCAAGTACTGAGCGATATAATCATGACCAACCTATCAGATGTTATGGAAAACTGGAATGGAGATGTTAGAAATCTTAATAAATTTTTAACTCCCGGACAGAAGGCCGCAATCAACAAGGTCAAAGTAAAACAGCTCAAAGCCGGTGATGGAAGCGATGAAGATTTGTTATCCTGCGAGATGGTAGAAATTGCATTAGCTGACAAGTTGAAGGCTATTGATATGCTAATGAAATCACGGGGTTGCTACTCCGAAAAAGTTGAACATGAGCACACAATGAAAAATGGTCCAATGGTAGTAATCATGCCAGGTAACAACAACAGAGGTCCCAAAGTTGTCGAAAAAGGAAAAACTGACGATTCCAATCAGTAGGGGAAAAGTCAAGACAATTCGCAAACAATATCGCATCACCGAAACACTTTTGTGTAAAATGCTTGACATCTCTATACAACAGTACTCTAATAGATTCCGAAATGAATCATGGAATTATGAATCATCATATGCGCTATGTTTTGTTCTAATGTCGATAACAAAAAAAACAATTAACCCTCTAAATTTATGCGAGGCTGAAAATGTCAAAGAAAAATAAAAACGAGAATCTACCAATTAAATTGATTGATTCAGAAATTAATACTGATAATACACCTGGTGTTAAACTGTACGATTCACATGATGGCGATGAGATACAAGAGGATCCTGTTTTCGTCGCTGCTAGATTATTAGGTATGCCTGATGACAGCAAATTCGAACGAGTATCCAAATCTGAATTTCAGTTTACTGGTTACGGTCTGAGTCTGCGGTTCAGAGCTGACGGTGAGCGCTGGTCATGCTCTGTAAATCAATCTATGACGCGTGGCAAATGCACACAGGCCGCTTATTGGCTTCTGGATAAATTAGCAGCTGACACAGATGAACAATTGTTTTATACCCCTGGACGCGAAGGAATTCGCAGGTAAAAAAACATTGAAGGCAATTAATGGCAGACCTAATAAAATGGTTAACAGACAGAGACCTTACCAATCCTCACAGCATTCCAGATAAATACAAAGAAGAATTTGAACTAACATTCCCTAAGGATGATTATAATATTTTGTGGCCACAGCCTGGTGGTCAGGAACAGTTTGCAAATTGTGAGGCTGATGTTGTTGTGTATGGTGGAGAGGCCGGTGGTGGTAAGTCTTGGAACCTGCTATTCGACCACATGAAATGGATTTCGCTGAAACATTATATCGGTGTTGTAGTAAGAAAACTAAATACCCAAATTTTTGATGCCGGTGGATTATGGGAAGAGGCGTTAAAAATGTATCCTGAAGCCAGTGGAAAACCAAAACTTGGACAGAAACCAAAATTTGTTTTTCCTAGTGGCGCTCAAATATATTTCAAACACTCAAATTTGGAACAACGCCTTGATGTTTTATGGCAAGGACTTCAAGCGGCTGTAATATCGGTTGATGAGTTGACTCACTTTTCCAAAAAAGAGTTTTTATATTTTTGCGGCAGAAATAGATCAACCTGTGAGGTAAAGTCATACGTTAGAGCGACTTGCAATCCTGACCCTGATTCTTGGGTTAAGGATTTTGTAAGGTGGTGGATAAAAGATGATGGCTTTATCGATGATGACCGATGCGGGATAATCAGATGGTTTGTACACGTCGACGACAAGTTCGTATTTGCAGACACAAAAGAAGAGCTGGAGTCTATGTTTGATTCTGTAACGCTTGAGTTTCTAAAGCCAATGACAATGACGTTCATTCGCGGTAAACTAGATGAAAACAGAAAGCTGCTTGATGAAGATCCCGATTATCGCTCACGCCTAGAAATGCAGACTGAAGAATATAAAATGGCTCTGTCAAGAGGCAACTGGAACGTTGTAAACAGCAAAGACAGATTATTCAACAAAGATATTATAAATAAATACAGGGTTGAAAAAAATGAGATAGAACTCAAAGATGTTGAGCGAGTAGTAACCGGATGCGATCCTGCTGGAACTAGCAGTGAAGAAAATGACATGGTTGGGATTGTAACGTGCGGAATAAAAGAAGTTGATGGCGAGATGCATGGGTATGTTTTTCTCGACACGTCTGGACACTACAAACCAGATGAGTGGAGTATTAACGTGTGCACAGATTATCATATCCACAAAGCCGATTTGATTATTGCTGAAAAGAATTTCGGTGGTGACATGGTTGAATCCACAATCAGGAGTTATGATAAAAACATCAATATACTGCTGTCAAACAGCTCAAAAGGCAAATGGGTAAGAGCCGAACCCGTTGCCGGACTATACAACAGAGGTCTCATACACCACGTAGGTCACGATCTTGAAGAGCTAGAACTTGAAATGTGTAGTTTTAGGCGCAAACAAACTAAATCGCCAAATCGTTTAGACGCTTGCGTTTTTGCATTAACCGAACTATTGTTAAGCGATGACGCTAAAATAGCAAACATAAGGACTTTTTGAAATGTGGCCTTTTAAAAGAGAAAATAAAATTGATTCTAATATTGAAACGAAAAATATTACAGCAATGGAAACCAGAAACCTGGATGGACTTGTTGTTAACAATCCTATGTTAAGTGGCGCAAGCTCGTTTGTTAATTATCTGCAAAATAATAACGAGTGGAAACTATCATTTGATAAGATGATTGAATACTATGATCGTTGTGATCCAGTTGCTGACTCTATAGATATGATTGCAGAAAGCTGCGCAGAAATTCAGCCAGTTTTAAAGAATAAAAAAACAGATGAGCTAATTTATGATCATGAAATTTTAGATTTGCTAAACAACCCTAGTTCTAACAAAGATTGGGCTGATTTTTGTACGGAGGCGATGGCGATGTATCTAATAACCGCATCGCCTCTGCTTAGAATTTCAGGTGATTTCAGAAGGACGCCTTCGAAAATTGATATAATGCGCCCTAACGATACCAGAATAGAACCTGATTTATTTGGTAACATTAGGGATATCTATGTTAATAACGAATTTTTTAACACGGTTTTTACTGCCAACAATATTGGGAATACAACTCGCTATAGAAACAAGATGGACAATGAGATCTGGCCAATGTTTGGTTTTAACAGTGGAATGGGTACAAGAAATTTCTATGGTACGCCAAAACTCCAACAACTGTTTTACAAAATAGAACAGACCTTGGCAGGTGGATTACACAATAAGTCATTGCTGGAAAATGGTGCAAGTCCTTCAGGTAGCTTCTCAACAGAGTCAAGTGCAAGGCCGCTATCAGACGACCAGCACCGCAGAATGCAACAACAGATTATTGACAATTATATGGGTCCATCCAACGCCAATAAACCGATGCTGTTAGAGTGGGTTAAATGGCAATCGTTTTTAGTTAATAATAGAGACATGGATTATTCGGCACTAATGGCAGACTGTAGAACTGGGATTTACAACCGTTTTAAAATACCATTACCAATGGTTGAGCCATCGTCTCAAAAGTTTAGCAACTTCGATAAAGCGCGTGAAGCTATGTATATCACCGCTGTTCTACCGAATTTGTTTTATTTTTACAGACAACTGAAACTTGCACTAATGTATCGATACGAAAAAAACTGGCAAGATTTTGATATCGTTTGTGACCTGTCAGAAATACACGCATTGCAAGGTCTGAAATTTGATATGTTGGACAAACAATCAAACGCGGCTGTCAACACTGTAAATGAGCTTAGGCGCGTTATTGGATATGATGACATAAGCGGTGGTGATGTTATATTGAGGGCAGCAAATCAGGTGCCAGCGCTTGATTATGATGGTTATGATGACGATGGTTCAAATGATAAAAATCAAGAAAATAACAACATGAACAACTCGACTGATGATAATGATGAGGTCATGGACTGATGCCCTTAACGGATGCAGATAAAAGGCGCATATCAAACGAAGCCGCTTATCATGTCAGGAAAAAAATAAAACTAGAAAAATATTTACGCAGAAATATTAATAAGTTTTTTGTTAATCAAAATGGAATTATAAAAATAAGACTAAGCAATGGAAATGTTTACAACGCATCCGAAGCCATACCTGAATTAGAAAAAATATTAGAGGAGCACTATGACAGAACATCATTAGTTTTTATTCCATTTGTTTTAAATTTTTTAAACAAGAATCTTAATAGAATTACAGGTGACGGTAAAATAAATATAGACAATAACATATTAAATGCGACGCTTAGAACTAAAATAAAAAGAGAAATATCAAATACAGCGCAAATAATAACTAATACAACAAACAGAATAATTGGAAAAGCTATTAAAGACTTAGACAGTAAAGAGGTAACAGAATTTTCAAAGCGCAGCGAATACGTTTTTGAAAAACTTGAGGCAAAGCGCAGGATGAGGTCAGACGTAACGGCAATTACAGAGACAAATAAAGCAGCAGAAAGTTCAAAAAATGCCACCGCAAAAGAATATTTTGATAACTTAATATCTAATGTTAGAAAAGCTGGAATAGATGGCACTATAGCAACACTGCTAACATCGGGAAAATCATGGGTAACCATGATGGATAATAACGTTAGATCTTGGCATGCAAATGCATTATTCCAGGAGAGGCGTTTTGATGAACCGTTTGAAGTTATGAGGGAATTTCTTATGTTCCCAGGAGACACAGATTTAGGAGCTAGTCCTAGAAACGTAAATCGGTGTAGGTGTGCTTCTATACCGTTCTTGATTTAGATAATTCCACGTAAACTACAAGTTTTCAACAGCCATTCATACTGTTCAGAAAGATCTGACGTTTCAAAACTAGACAGTTCATCTTTTGTGTATTTGGCAATGTATGATATTTTCTCTTGTAATTCTAATATATTAGATATAGCAAATGTTCTAAATACGCTAATATTTGATGTCTCATTATTTGTATTTAATTGTGTCAT